GCATGGTTTAGAATTGATAGAAATATTGGATTATCTTTTAATTCATTAACATCTTTTAAATTAAAATATTCAACATATTTTGTTTTCAAGATATTAATATAATTATCAAGATTATCCATATATTGTGATCCCAATACTTTAGTTCCCTTTAATATAATGCTATGAATTTCTTCATGGACTACATTTGAAGGGGGAATTTGGTAAAGATCACTATTTAAGTATTTTATTATTATAGATCTATATCTATCATAATTAAAATACCCAAAACGGTAATCTAACCCTAAAGTATATAATTCAAGCTTATTTTTAAAGTGTTTACTTTTAAAAGGAGTCAATCTTTTTACATAATTTTTATGTAAGAACTTTGATCCTATTTTTATGTATTCACTATAAAAATTAGTTAATAAGTCGCTTAGATTCAACTTCACTAGATATCTATTATTTTTTATCTTAAAATAGCTATATAGGAAAGTTATTACAATAAATGGATTTTTAATATTATTAATTATTCCATTCATTGGTAATCCAGTAACTTCATTATCTTTTGTTATTCATCTCTTAGCAAATTCATATGTATCATTAGATACATGTGTTTTGTTTATCGAGATGTCAACATCTAAATAATTACATCATTTAATATACCTTTTGGCAATTTCATTGTGTTTTATAACAATGTCATCACCTAAAAGTATATATTGATTGAAATTATTTACACCTTCTAATTTTGCACATCAGTGCACTAATAGATGGTGAGATAATGTGAATGCTGCTCAAGAAGAGTATGACCCCATAGGTTGACCAACTGTATAATTTATATAGTTGTTCTCCCTAGTAAGGAAGTTTCTATTCTTAAGTAGATTCATTCAACTATTAGCAAGAATCTCACTATCATACATTTCTCTAATTAATCTTTTTTGAAGAATAATTGGAAATCTGTCTGTAGCAGAGGAGAGATCAAGAGAATAAAACTTGTGATTATTGTTATAATCTCAAGAATTAAAAGGATCTTGTGTAAATGTCCTATCTTGTTTAAAATTTTTTAACTTATTAAGAATTTTATTATGGATAGGTCTTAAGAATAATTGACTAAAGTAATCTACTATAGCAACTATTCTTAATTTACATTCAGGATCATATATAAAAGATAGTCTACCAACAGAAAAATCTTTCTGTAGTATTCTTAATTTTATAGATGATCATGCTTTTTCTTGCATATCCTTTAAGTATTTTAAACCATTAGTATCAGTTAAGTCTCCTAATCAAGATATTTCTTGACTAGAAAGGTTAACTATACTTTTTAAACTTGTTAAAGTTGCAAGACCACTTGGTCCTGC